AATGTTTCTAACCAAGAGATCTCAGACTATCTTTCAGATCACTACGCAAATACAGAAGCACTAAGAAAACAAACAAATTTTGCTGACGAGTATGATCTTGAGCAATCAAAATGGAGACTTCAAGATCTTGATGCATCAGATACAGCATACAAAGCATTCAAGACATCTTCTAACAAAGAAGTCAACTATCTTGTAAAAGAGTTTGAGATGAAGAAAGCAGCAGATGGTTATGCACGTGCTACTACATCCAGAACAGGTATCCTTGACACTGCTAATCTTCACACATACAAATACAATGATGATCTATTCAAGAAGATCACAACAATACCTGATGCTAAGAGTCACGGTCTAATCTTCAATGTTGATTGGTCTGGTTCTATGCATCATCAGGTTCTTGATACTATCAAGCAAACATTGACACTTGTATCATTCTGTCGCAAGGTTGGTATTGACTATGATGTATATCTTTTCACTGATGCATATGAGTATCATGGCAGTTATCATGATGTTGCAAAAGAGTCTTTGATCGACGGTAAAGTTATCCTTGACAACTTCAATATGATCAACGTTCTATCAAGTAAAACAAACAAGAGAGTTGCAGACAGACAGCAACAGAATCTATACCGTCTTGCATCATCTATTGTTAATTACGGTGGTGCTGCTGTTCCTCAGAAATTAAGACTAGGTGGCACTCCACTTAATGAGTCACTAATTGCTATGAATGATATCATCCCTGAGTTCAAGACAAGAACAGGAGCACAAAAGGTTCATGTTGTATGTCTAACTGATGGCGATGGCAATCCATTACGTGCGGGTAAGAAGTATGTTGATAGAGACGGAACAGAGTCACTCTTCGCATCACACATGGGTAACGGATACATCCTACGTGACCGCAAGACAGGTAGAATGTATAAGTTCTCAGGAGACTACTACTCAGGACAAACAAGACAGTTCGTATCTTACTTACGTGACAGATTCCCTGAGTGTTCTTTCATGAACATCAGACTACTAGGATCAGGTGAGTGGCACAGATTCAAAGTAGATTGCTTCGGTGAAGAATACACAGAAGAGAATGTAGCACGTGCAAATGCAGAGTGGAAGAAAACAAAATCATTCATCTGTGCATCTTCATACTGGACAGTTCAGTATGGTCTAGCAGCATCAGCACTAAACACCGACGCTGAGTTTGAACCTAAGTCAGATTCAAAAGCAGATATCAAGAGAGCATTCGTTAAGTCTCTAAAAGGAAAGAAGATGAACAAGAAGATCTTATCTTCCTTCATCGAACAGATTGCATAGTGCCAATCAAATTAGTGTCACATCATATATTGCAAAGTCATATGTGATGTGGCATTATTATAATATACAAATCACACAACTTCATTATCATGCCATTTGAGAGAAAACTACCAGTTAACTTTGTAGACGAGTTACGTGACGAGTTCGGTAATAACATCGACGCATCACATGTCAAAAAGTTTGCAACAAAGTATTCTGTAGGATACGCAACTGTATCTCGCAAACTAAAACAGTTCCAAGTCAAGAAAGGCACATGGAATCTAACTATACAACAAGGCAGAGAGATCCTTACAAAAGCACTCTCAGCACCCTCTGTAATCCCTTCAGTTGAACAGAACCTTATTCCAGAGGTAGTTGATACCTTCGTTCCATTCGGCAACTTCGCGACGTCAAGAAGATTATCCAATCAGGTATCTTCTATCCTGCGTTCATTACAGGTCTATCAGGTAACGGAAAGACTTTCTCTGTAGAACAGGCATGTGCTAAAGCAAAGAGAGAACTCATCAGAGTCAACATCTCTATCGAGACAGACGAAGATGATCTTATCGGTGGATTCAGACTTGTTGATGGCAACACAGTATGGCACAACGGTCCTGTAGTCGAAGCACTTGAAAGAGGTGCAGTTCTACTTCTTGACGAGACCGACCTAGCATCTAACAAGATATTATGTTTGCAATCTATTCTTGAAGGCAAAGGTGTCTTCCTTAAGAAGATCGGCAAGTATGTAAAACCCGCAAAAGGTTTCACTGTTGTTGCTACTGCTAACACAAAAGGTAAAGGTTCTGAGGATGGCAGATTCGTAGGCACTAACGTTCTTAACGAAGCATTCCTTGAGAGATTCCCTGTTACCTTTGAGCAGAACTATCCTCATCCACAGACAGAGCAGAAGATGCTCGATCTATTGTCAGCAGACAAAGAGTTCAACAAGAGACTTTGCGACTGGGCAGACATCATCCGTAAGACATTCTTTGACGGTGGTATCGACGAGGTTATCTCAACACGTAGACTTGTTCACATCGTAAAAGCATACGAGATCTTTGGCAATCGTGCTAAGGCAATCACTACTTGTATCTCACGTTTTGACGAAGAGACCAAGGAAGCGTTTCAACAACTTTACGATAAGGTTGACGCAGACGTATCCTTTGAGGTATAATAGTGGCATACTGGTTACTCTATGACATTTTGGAAGAAGAAGGACTACTCGGAGAATATGGGTTCCCCTCACTGGGGGACGATGTTCCATATTACTCTCCCCCAGAAATTACTGGCAACATTGAGATCAATACAGAACAACCCCAATTCAAGTTTGATGAGGACGTGGTTCTTAGTCTCATGAAAGACTACATTGGTGAGACTTACACCAAACACTATGTGAGTGGAAACAAATTCCAAACTCTAGATTTTATTCAAGCACTCGGTGATGCCAAAGGGTTCTGCCGAGGTAATGCTATGAAATACTTAAGTCGTTATGACAAGAAAGGGACACCTACACTTGACATAAAGAAAGCAATGCACTATTGTGTATTATTATATTACTTCTATACTATGGAGGAAGCAAGTAAATGAAACTGTCTAAAGGGACACTTGACATACTGAAGAACTTTTCCAATATTAATCCGTCAATCACCTTTAAGGAAGGACAGGAATTATCTACACTATCAATCCAGAGAAACATTCTTTCTCGTGCAGTTGTAGAAGAAAAGTTTCCAAAAGACTTTGCAATATATGATCTGGGAGAATTCCTATCTGGTCTATCGCTCTTTGACAATCCTGACTTTGATTTTCAGAATGACAACTATGTCATCATCAAAGATAGAAAATGTCAATCAAGATATTTCTTTGCAGACCCATCAACAATTACTACACCACCAGAACAGAGAGCAGAGATTCCTAGTAAGGATGTTTGTTTTATTGTTGCATGGAATGATCTGAACAATCTTATTAGAGCAGCATCTATTTACAGTGTTACTGATCTAGCAGTTGTAGGTGATGGTAGTGAAATCAATCTTGTTGTGCGTGACAAAAAGAATGACACATCAAACAACTATTCTGTAAGAGTAGGAACTACTGATGCTAAGTTCACATTTAATTTTAAAGTAGAATATCTTAAGTTACTTCCTGCAGATTATGAAGTTACTATCAGTAAGCATAATGCAGCATTGTTCAGAGATGCAAACAGAGATCTAGAATATCTTATTGCACTTGAACCAGATTCTGTGTATAATGGGTAAGACACCCTTTATGCTATGAATATATTTGTTACCGACCCTGACCCTACTCTCTCAGCAAGAGTGCTTCCTGACAAACATATTGTCAAGATGCCACTAGAAACATGTCAAATGCTTTCTATTGTTTGCTCTGACGAGTGGGGTCATAGTTATGGCAAAATACATCGTAATGACGGACAACCATACAAGACATCCAAAGGTGCATTTCGTAATCATCCCTGTACTATATGGGCAAATGATACTCTAGCAAATGCATGGTGGTTACTCACGCATGGTATTGCATTGTCTCTAGAATATACTCATCGCTATGGCAAAATACATTCTTGTCATAGACCACTACTAGAAGCAAGAGATCTATTACCATCAGCAGACTACACCAAGCATACACCTTTTGTATTTGCAGGTCCTGACCAGTTCAAGTACGATACAACTATTGACATTTTTACTGCATACAAGTATTATATTGCTAGTAAACCATGGGCAGCAGATAATTATCTACGCGACCCATCCAGAAAACCACATTGGTTATAAATTATGAATGAATTTCTTTGGGTAGAAAAGTATCGCCCTAAGAATATTGAACATTGTATCCTTCCTGATGATTTGAAGAAGACCTTCAAGTCTTTTGTTGATGCAGGAGAAGTTCCTAATCTTCTCTTGTGTGGCACAGCAGGGATCGGTAAGACTACAGTTGCAAAAGCACTGTGTCATGAACTGGGTGTAGATTCTATTGTCATCAATGGATCTGACGAAGGTAGATTTCTAGACACTGTAAGAAATAGTGCAAAGCAATTTGCATCTACTGTTTCTCTTACGTCTAGTGCAAAACATAAAGTTATTATTATAGATGAAGCAGACAACACTACACATGATGTTCAGTTGTTATTGCGTGCATCTATAGAAGAGTTTCAAAACAATTGTAGATTTATATTTACATGTAATTTTAAAAATAAAATTATACAACCTCTTCATTCAAGAACAACTGTTATTGATTGCAACACTCGTGGAAAACAGAAACAACAAATTGCTACACAATTTTTTGAGAGGTGTCGTGGAATACTTACTGCAGAGAATATACAATTTACTGATGCTGTGGTCGCTGAGGTCGTCCAGAAGTTCTTCCCAGACTTCAGACGTACTCTCAACGAACTGCAAAGGTATGCAGCGTCAGGGGTTATCGACACTGGCATTCTGGCACAGATAAGTCAGATCAGATTAGAAAAACTTGTAGGTGCATTGAAAGCAAAAGACTTCGGTGCTACAAGAAAATGGATCGTTGCTAATCTAGATAATGATCCCAACGCTATCTTACGAACTGTCTATGATAGTTTGTATGATTCTCTTTCTCCTACTAGCATACCTCAAGCGGTATTGATTATTGCCAAGTATCAATACCAATCAGCATTTGTTGCTGATCAGGAAATAAATCTCTTGGCAGCATTAACTGAAATTATGGTGGAGTGTCAATTCAAATGACTAACAAACGTGAAAAAATTAGAGCACAAATGAAATCTAGATTTTATTATATGTTCTGGGGTGCAGCAACAGTTGCTGTTGTAAGCGGACAACTTTATGTCGGCACATCTTATCGTGCTATGGCAAGATCTATGAACAGGTGGTTTGAAGAAACTATTGATCTTATACAAATGCCACAAAGAAGAAGAACTGCACC